TAATATAAACCCGCAGCCCAAAAGTCAAATACTTTCGGAAAGGAACTTTTATTATCGGAATGTCCATGCCTGTGAGGGATTACACAACAGCAATTCGCATTAGCGCTTGGATGGATGTATTTGAGGCCATGCGCATTCAGGTTACTACTAAGGAGTTGAAAAAACAAGGTATAGATATTAGAATGGCCCAGCTGAATCCAGACTTTCAGGTTAAACTAGGACCTGTCCTAGACGCTTTGAAAATTCGCCCATATTCCGCTCGAACCCGCTTTCTCACAAATGTTGATCCTTACGATTTGATCCATTCCCAACATTCGTGAGCAATAGCCCACCAAGCTAATGCGATAAGCACTATAGCCCAGTACTGCCAATATTTTAGCTTTTTTCCATATCCCCACACAGCGGGATTAGTGTATAAAATGTGATAAAACCATGCTCCCTGAAAAATAATTAACATTTAGAAAATTGAAAACGTTATTACACAACAACAAGTAATCTGAGAAATCATGTGCGAGAACGGAGTATTCCCTGAACAATTCATTGCTGCTGTAACGGCATTCGGAGACGAGGCTGTGCAGATGGACTTCACGTCCGGCAATCCAAACAAAAGCGGAAGCGCTAAATACTTTGACGGCAAGATCAAGGTCAAAATGGGGAGAGACAATTGGGTCATGACCGATCCGATGTTCAAGTTGAACTCGGTACCTGTATTTGGAGTGCAAGCTTTTGATAAGCGCAGGGAGAACAATGTTCAAGCTCGACCTAGTATCAGTATCAAAAAGTCTACTTGTGGAACCCGAATGGTGAAGGGTCGCGATGGTAAACTCAAGCCATACAATGAACGCATCGGGCTGGCTTTGTATTACTACAATACAATTTTCCTTAAAAAGGCCGCTGCTGCTGCTGAAGGTGCTGGTATTGATTGGGTTGCTGGTGGGACGCAGGAATTCCTGTCTAAAGTCCAATACAAGGACAAGGCCGGAAATACTATTGGAGATCCATACATTAGGATGGATTTGCCAACTTATCGTGACGATGATGGTAATTCTCAGCTTGACGATACCGCCATTTACGACATTGATAAGAAACTCTCCAAGGAAGAGCAAACTACCTTGACTGAAGAAGACCTGCCCTATGAGTTCGGCAAAGTGGCCGACAAATCACTGACTTTCAGGAACATTGAGCACTTCATCAAGGGCGGTGCCAAGGTCACCGGATTGCTGAATGCTAGAGCTGCGGTTTCTAGTAAGCAGGGACTCAGTACTCCTTTCAAGCTGGAATTTATCTTGGTCAAGCAGTCTTCAGGACGTCGTGTCAAGCCCAGGAATGTATTCAGCCAAGCTGAATTGGACTTCTCTGCCACTGATCAGTCAACTATTGACGATGACTACTTCGCAGAAGAGGAAGATCCACTGGCAGCGACATCTGCACCACCTCCGAGCATTGTACCACCTGAGGTCGATGTCACTGCAGATACATCAACTGAAAAGATAGACGCTGCTGCGGAAGAGGAAATTCGTGCTCGCATGGAAGCGGCTGCCCAATCCCGCCGAGGCGATGCTTGATCGTCTTGAGGCGATGCTTGATCGTCTTGAGATTCACAAATCTCGCTATAGCGGTTGCTAAGTTCGAATTATTTTTTCTATAACCGCAATGACTTGACTATTTCCGCTAAGGTATTCACCTTGCCCAATAAACAATTCAACATGCATAGGAATTATTAATTTAACCTCTTCGCAAAGCTTGCTCATTCCAATAATATTACCCTTAGCCACCTTACCAGGGTGAGAATGTGATCCCAGGCGGCGAATTAGTGTGTTGCCGCCCACTAAGGAACTTCCATAAATAACAATACTAAACGAGCCAAATTCGTTCAATATGTTATATTCCATATATTTAGCATATTCGGTTATGCTCAAATCCCCATCAATCGGTGCATATTGAGTTTCAGTGCCTATGTTTAATCTAATTGCAATAGTCACTTGGCTATTCTCATAATCGTAATGTATATCACGAATTCTTCCCGAGCAAGGCGCAGTTATAAATTCTCTATGAATCGTAGTATTGGATCGTCGGGTGAGTAATAAAAATATCATAATGATAATTAATAATATTAATCCGATCAAGATCATGCTTATAATATAATGGAGTTAATTGATGTTGCTGGAATTGGCCCCGCCAAGGCAAGGGAGTTACACGAGCGGGGCATTCATACCCGCGCTGACTTAATACGTATCAAAAAAGAATTACCACAAATTACGCAAGATTACCTGCGATATAATCCCGTTAAACCAATTCCTCGCAAAACTATTGCCGAGATGGAAATTCTTCTTAAGGGATTACGTATGAGAGCGTTTATTGGCGGCGGGTATTCCCGCGGCAATCCCACTAGTAAAGATATAGATATTATGATTAGTCGCCCCGCGCTGTTACGTCGGGAAGGTCCTACTCCCCTCGCAAAGCTTACTGGAGCCATCGCGGCTTTGCAGGGTCTTGCTTTGCAAGCTCCTTATATGAGTGGTGATGATAAAATCTCAGGAATGATGTGTTATAAGCGCAAATACTATAAAGTTGACTTCTTCATTACCCCGCCCGCGGAGTGGATATTTGCCAAAACATATATAATTGGATCTGGCCAGTACAATATTCGTACTCGTGCCCAGGCCAAACGATTAGGTTATTTGCTGAATCATAAGGGATTATTTAATCGTAAAACCGGCCGACGTATCTCCATCAAAAATGAACGGGAACTCTTTGCTAAACTAGGCATGACGTATCGCAAACCACAAGACCGTAATATCTAAATGTCTATTATATTTGATTTCTAGAAGATAAGAAATTGATTTCCCAAAGAGTAGCCATGTCGGTAGTCCGCCAAACGAGTGTCCTCGAATCCTTCAACTACTTAATTACAGTGGTTGGACCCAGAATTGAAGATTGTGATTGCGCTGTAAGCACGGAAACTTTGTGCAAAATACCCGCACTGCAAAAATCGTCTACAATTAGCTTGGCTAAGACATTTAGACAATCGTTTTATCTGTAAAAGCCTATAGCTTTTCAGTAGTCAAAGTTTGTAAATTTCTGTAAGAAATCCAGGAGGTTTGTAATTTTTGAAAACATTTTTTCATAAACAGCTATAGCAATGGATAAGAAACATGAAGAAGTAAAGGAATTCTTCAACCTTGGCTCAGTCAAGGACGGTCGTTTCGAATCGCCCATATTGTATAGTCGCAAGTCAGATGGAAAAGCTCAGCGATGGCAAGTATTTGTCAAACTAAAAGAAGGCAAGATTACTGAGAAGATTGTTGACGAAAAACAACTTCCAGAAGTTCCAGCACTGCTCAACACACATAGCTATGTAATTGGAGAAAAGATAAAGGACCCTACTGCACCCAAAACTATCTACAAGGGTACCAATGTGGGTCGGGCTAATGCTACTACACCTTTAACACAAGCTATCTATATGGCTAGATCATTATATAACAAACAGATCAGGAGAGGTTATGCTATTAAAATCCCGCCCGAACATCGCACATGGACTCTCGATGAGTTGATAGACGATGGTCATCCCAAGGTATTTCCTGAAAAGATCCATGATTACAAAAAACAAGGCAAAAAACTGCCAGACCGGTTATATATAGAACGCAAACTAGATGGCGTATTTATGGCCACTGTGTATCATCCACGCACGGATGTCCTAGCATATACTATTCAGCGGGATCCGATAACATCAGTGCCCAAGATTATGGAACAATTGCGCCCCGCGTTAATGGCTTATCCAGGATTACACTTAGTCGGAGAGCTATACATTCATGGTAAGACTCTACAAGAGATCTCTGGTCATGTTCGGCGAGATGACCCTACTACCAAGGTAGTGTTACAATATCATATATTTGACTGTTTCTATGTCGATCAGCCCGACTGGCCTTTTACCGACCGGCATAAGTTTCTGATTGACAACATCAAACCATTGTTGACAGGTGGACATGTTCACATTGTGGCTCGCAAGCTCATCAATAAAGATGGGGTGGACGCGGAATATGCGAAATATCTGGAGGAAAACTATGAAGGAGCAGTATTGCGAAGTCCGGCAGGTTTATACAAAGTCGGAATATTTAAACAAGAACGTTCTTATGATGTTCAAAAGCTTAAGCCCCGCCCGGACGCGGAGTTCCCCATAGTTGGTTACACGGCGGGTAAAGGCAACAAAGAAGGCGCCATTATCTTTATCTGCAAAGCTAATGGTAAGGAGTTCACCGTAGAGCCTAACATGCCCATAGGCGAGAGGCAAGCACTCTACAAAGAAATGGGCAAAAAAGAAGCTAATGGTAGGACGCATTTTGAGAATCATTATCTCAATAAACCTTACACGGTTAACTATTCTATATTGAGCAAAGATGGGGTACCTCAACAACCTAAGGGTAAAGGTCTGAGGACGCCTGGCACTTAATTCCAAAAATTTCACAAAGTTTGTGCATATTTTTTCCATTTGTTATAGGCATCCGAACAGACCGTATGCCCGTGGGACAGATGTATGGGTAATTTTTGCATTTGGCGTGTGATATCCGAAACAGCGACCATACGATCATAATTGCGTGACCCGCCAAGAGCCAATCCGGTTGGATGGAACTGTCTCATTGGTATATCTTCCAGAAGTGACAAATATCAAAAAATCAAATCAAATCGCTTAAGAACGAACAGTTACCAAGACCATGGTTCCAAAGAGGTCCTTGATGTGGTCGGGAAACGCTTCTTGAATTTCCGTTTCAACGTTCTCGAAGTCGGTTTCAATGTTGTGCTCGGACATGGTCTGCTTAAATCGCAATGTAACCTTTTCAATTGGCACGAATCGCAACTTGCTTACTTCCAATTCGCTCAAAACATCCGCACTGGGCAAATTGTAGTAAGATATCACAAACACGCGCACTGGAGTTGCAGTGGGCTTGACCACTTCCTCCTTCTCTCCCGCAACTGGAGGTGCGGCAGGAATTGGTACGATGTTCATATAACTGAATTCGGGCAGTTCTTTCCTGTGAAAGGCTTTCGCAATTTCAGCATTGAGCTTGACGTTGCAATCGGGTTTGCGTTT